ATTGATGGATCTAGGGATAATTTAAAGGAAAGTATTGAAGAATTACTTGATTTATGCGTCTATTTGTCTGCTGTAGTGTTAGAATTGCACGAAAAATACAAAGACGCTGAATAAGGCGTTATTTCGGCTTATCCCACCACTTTGTATTATCACGCTTACGATATGCTATCATCATCAATTTAAATCGAATCTTGAGGTATTCTAACGAGAAAAATTTTCTAAAGTTGCTCTTCAAGGTTGATCCCCACCCTATATACATTATAAGCAGTTTCAGATACAGGAAATTTATTACTTGTAAGGCGAACTGTGTACCAAGTGTTACCATCTTCACTATATTGGAAAGAAGTTTTTTGTCCTTTTGTATAATCAAACAATGCAACTAATCTATTTTTATTTGCTTCGCTTATATTTTCATAAACAAGCTTTCTTTGTATTCTTGATGATTCGTGATTAGCAAATGTATAAGTTTTGCCACCAAGAGATTTTTTAGATTTTATTCCATCATACACTTTAGATATATCTGTTCCCACATTTGGATTTTGTGTTGGCGTATAAGTAGGACTATCATCTTCATAAATTACTTGGTTGCTATCTGTATGTGCAACAGCACTAGTTCCATTTGCTCCCCTTGTTACTGTGAGTGCATTAGAGCTAATAGAAGTGATAGTCATTTCTTCACTATCTACTTTTAGATTTTGCCCTACTTCGAAAACTGCACCACTTACAACATTTACTACAGTTGAATCTCCTGTGTCTGCGTCTGCAACATTTCCATCAAGAACAGTTGTACTATTAGTGTCTGGTGTTGTATCTACTCTAAATCTAATTCGTGTAATTGCCATAATTTAATTTACCTCTTTTTATATTTCTCTCAAAGTTACTTTTAAACTTCCTACGCTTCTAGTTAAAGAAACTATCATAAATTTCTTTCCATTGAACGATTCTCCAAATGGAGCTATAACTTGATTGGTATGGCTAAATGCACATATATCTCCAACTTCCATTAAGTAAAAATACGAAATGCTACCATCTCTATTAACAGAACTATCTCCTGGATTTATAATTTCTGTAGTTATTAATAATTTTGGATTTCCTTCGATAGCGTTATAATGATTAGCGAAACCAACTTCAACCAATCCACCCATATTGGCTGCTCCTGGAGTTGTTCTCAATATTTCCAATTCATCTGTTTTGACATTTTCTTTTGTATCAATGTTATAATTATCTCTTGGATCATTTGTTGTATCTTCGCAAGTAATTTCCCTGAAAGTGTTTCCATTGATAGGATTGACTTCATACTTTACTTCTCTTTTAGTTACTAGCGATTCAAAAGGAGTAATCGATATACTCATATTGGTAATATCGTCTTTTGTAATCGTGTGAACTACTGATGGATTTGTTGTAAGAACAATATATTGAGGAGTATTATCAGCAGGTCTAAACCTAAAGATAAATCCACCTTCATATTGAATTTGCTCTAATAATTTTTTTACCTCTATTGGTTCTTGTGTCCAATATTTACATTTCCAATTTGCTCTTGCAGTAGCCAATGCACTATAATTGCCTGGAGTCGTAGTTATTCCTACAAATCTATGTAATATATCTCTGTGCATATCTGGAATAATATCTACTATATTTCCAGCACTCCAAGATTTATCAAATCCATCTGTACCAGTATATAATTGCTTAACCGATGTTACTGCACTTGAGTTAGCAAGTAATAATTCATCTGTGTCGTTGTCATCTACTATCTTAGTTGCTATTGTAAAGTAAGTATCTTTAACTGTTACTACTGCTGAGTTTGCAGTTCCCCCATCATCTGTTGCAACATTACTAAATTCAATTTTTAGAGTAATTTCTTCTGGAGTTTTTTTAGTTGCATTTGAAAAATCATTAGTATCTATCAAATCAAATTCTTCTGCTGTTACAGTTGCATTTGCAGTTTTCTCTATAGTTTTATAAATAGGAGTAGCTCCATCGTGCTTTAATCCAACGGTAATTTTTATAGTTAATGTTCCATTATTTGATGTATAACTTGCTACTTGATAATTAACAAAAAATTTAAAAGTTTGTAAAGTATGTTCTTCTTTAGGTATGTCTGTAAAAGTGTATGTTGCACTTGCGTTTACATCTGTATTTAAAGAGCCAGTAAATGTAGCGACTGTAGAAGCACCTGTTACATCGTAAGCATTTCCTGCGTTAGCTACTGTTATTCCAGTTGCACTAACAGCGTCTGTTGCTGTCTGTGGACGAATTTTATAAGACCTATGTAAATCTAAATCGGTACGCATCACATTTTTATTTGTATTGTTGGATTCTCCTTCATAGTCATCGTATGTTTGATTAGCAGTTCCACCACCTGCTGTATCGTCTAATGGACACATACGAGGAACGCCATAAGCATCAAAAGAATCTTTTACTGGATAATGCAATCTAGCATCAGATGTTTCTGCTTGGTGGAATAAACAATTATATACATCATTATTTAATGTATCTACCTGTACTGGAAAAACCCTAGAAATATCTACAAAATCTGGAACAGATACGGTTGATGTTTCAACATAACCCTCCCCATAAAATACTGGAAAGTAATTACCTGTCTTACTTTGATATTGTGGTATAGAAATATCTTTAATCGGATCGTGAACAGCTATCGTCATAGAAATAGTATCAACTCCATTAATCTTTACTTCTTTTAATCTTCCTTGAAATATTTGTTCTGTATATCCACCAACCCTAGAATAAACAATAACTTCGTGATTTATATATTTTCTTGTACCACCGTATATTTCGGCAGCTAGGGTAGCAGAACTGTGATTATCCAAAGTTCCATTCGCACAAGTCAAGCTAATATTTCCTACCGAAGCAGTAGATTTTGATAAATCTATAGACTCCCTTATGCTTGGAGAATTTGTTATAAATTCGTGGTATTTGTCATTGCTGACAGCACCTGGAGTTACTTCAGCTGTAGCCAACCTAATAACTTGATTTACATTAAAGCTATCTGCATCATAGTTATTGTTCCTAAATTCAAAGAGCCATTCTTCTTTAATAGTGCTAGTTAAAGCATTATTGTAGTTTGTTGAACCTGTTAAAGCCATTACGCTAGATTTCGTTTAATTGTATTTTCTATTTCTGGTAGTAAGTTATCTCTTACAAATTCTTGTGTTCCAATGACATTGCCCATAATATTAACATTGATGCTTGATCCTCCACCTGCATCGCCAAAGTCTGGACTAGAGAGAGGTGTAATATCTACTCGTTCACGTCCTCCACTATTATCCCCAACCATAATCATTTGTTCTCCACCTGTAATAAATGAACCACCACGAGCAAATGCTGGGGGTTTCTGTCCTGCAATTAAACCTGCTTGTGCAGCACCAGAAGCAATAACTGCTCCTCTTTGTGCAGTAAGTGCAGCAGCACCTTTTGCTGCTTTTAATCCAGCTTTTGTACCACCAGGCGTAGCCAAAAGTTTAACTGACAACGCAGCCAATTCATCTCTCATATCTTTAATATTACTAGCAGTTTCTATCGAACTCATAATAGTGTTAACGATTTCATTGGCTTGATTTAGTTTAAAAATTAAATTTTGTTTTTTCTGTAATTTCTTGAGAGCATCTTTTTCCATATCATCTCTTTCTTCTGCACTAGCATTTCTAAACTTATCGGTATCTCTTAAAGCAGATAGTTCTGCTTCTTTTTGTGCGTCTATACTTTTTTGAGCAATAGAGAGAACCTTATTGAAGTGCTTTGAGAATATTTCTTCTCTTGTTTGAAGTCTTAATGCTTCTGCTTCGTCCATTAATTTTTCTTGTACTTCTGTTAGTTCGAAGAATTGTGAATAAGAGTCAATTAATCCTTGAGGATCGAATGAAAAAGAAAAACCTAAATCCACTTGCTTTGCTTTTTCTGTCGTTATAGATTTTTCAAGTCCGAATATCTCAGCTACTATCCTTTTATATTCTAATGCTTGATCTTGGCGTATTGCACCAGAAGCTATTTGAGCATCAACTTGAGCTAGAATGCCTTGATTATTTCTTATTGCTTCAAAAGTCAAATGATTTTGTTCCAATAGAATCCCAATTTCTTTCCTTCTTTTTTTATTTTTTTCATCTAGTATAAGTTTCATTTCTTCGTCAGCTAATCTTCTCTGAGAATCCATCTTGGCTAATTCATCTAGTAAAGCTAATTCATCTACTCCTTTATCCTCTAAAATTTGCTGTAATCTTGCTATTTCTTCTAAAACTATTTTTCTATTGTGCGTTTTTAATGCCATATCTTCATTGACTTCTACTAAGTTGTCAGTAATACCAGCTTCTTCCATACGAGTTTTTAGTAAATTTGCTTGAGATAATTCAAGAGATGCTGTATTTACACCAATTTCTTTGAGTTGTCTAATTGTTGTGTCAAATGGCGATTCATTCATTTTCGTAAAATGTTCTGCTAATCTGCTAAAACCACCAGTTAAATCTTTTATAACTCCTGTAAAGTCAATTAAATTTCCTAGAGCTGCACCCATACGAGTAAAAGCGTCAGAAAGATTTGATGTTAAACCAACCATCGTTTTAGCTAGTTTATCTGTAGAACCTGCTATACCAGATGCTGGATCTAATAATGTATCTTCTATTGCTTGTCTAAATTGTGGTAAAGTTAATTTCGTTAAATCGTCTATTCCTTTAAAATCTCTAACAAGTTGGAGAATACCTCTTTCTCTCAGAATGTCTGCTGCCCCTGCACCACCAGCAAATGCTCTACCAAGAGCAGAAGCAGCTTCGGTTGCAGTAGTTCCCATAAACGCTGCCAAGTCGGCAGTTGGTTTCATTAAAGCTTCTGCATCTGCACCAAACGCTTTTAGGGCTGCACCACCCTCAACAACATCTTGCAATGTAAATGGGGTAGTTGCTGCAATTTTGTTAAAAGTATTAAATGCTTTAGTTCCTTTTTCAACAGAACCAAACATAGCATTTAATCGAACTTTTACTGCTTCGAACTCAGAAGAAGTTTGAACGAATTTTCTCGTCATAGTAATCAAACCACCAAAAGCAAATGTAAATAGCAATATTTTATTTCTTAATGAACCAACGACTCGTTGTAATCCAGAAGTAGAAATACGCATACGATTCTGTGCTTTGACAGTTTTCTTGGTTGTAATACTTAATTTTTTATTAGCAAAAGTTAATTTTTCTATTCTACGATTTAATATAGATATTTGTCTGGCATTCTTTGTCATAGCAGAACGATGCTTTTCTTCTGCCATTAATAATTTCTTTGTAGCAGTAACTGCTTTTAGATTTGCAGCATTAAATTTTCGTTGAGATGCAGCTACTTTATTTTGCTGTTGTGCTAAAATCTTAAGGGTTTCAATTAATTTATTTGCTCCCTTAGTGGTAAATTTTAATTGTATTTCTAATTGTTTAGCCATTTTGTATTTTATTATATTGTTCTGATTGTATGTAATTTAACATTTTTTCTATAACATTGCACTTATCAATCCATTTTTTTGGGTGTTTTCCAAAAGAACCTTCGTATGGAGGTACTCCCATCTTCTTACAATAGGTATATCTCTGTATATCTCGTTGTAATTCTTTGTCTATAAAGTGGTTAGAACAAGCAAAGAAGGGTAGGTGTGATTTAATAGTTTGATGTAGAGTAAATTGCTTTTTATTCGTAGCATTATGCTCATCTAATTCTTGTTTTAGTAAGTCTATGGCATACCAAACATCGTCCATAGATGTAAAGGTGTGAATGCTGTTATTCTTTTTAAGAGGTAACTTAGCTTTGTATGGAAAGGTAGAATATTGACAACCCTCACACCAATCATCTATTATGATATTTAATTCTAGTGAGAGGGTTTCTATTCCCCCAAGCTATTGTATTCCTGAATAGCAAGTTGGAGTTCTACACGATCATTAATCGATAGAGTTTTAATATATTTATCATCTGCTTTCTCTACACCATTTCTAATCCATAGTGTACTTAAACCAAATTGATTTTTAACTATTGATTGTCCATCAACTTCTTCGAATCGTACAGCGTCCATACATTCGTCAAATTTATCAACAGACATTTCTTTTAGCGTAGCTTTCTTGCCACTCTTAAGCGTTATTTTTTTAGCCATTATTTATCCTTGTGTTTGATTAACTAGCATTTGCAGTTACTGTGAAGAAAGCATTACCAGCAGTAGAACTTGCTATAGCTCGTTGCGATACTGATAAAAACATTGCTTCTTCTTCTGAAAAACTTACATCTGTAATTATAGAGTTGTCTATGTCTATATTGAAATCTCCACCTGTATTAGCTGTAGCCATTGTAAGCTGATTAGATACTGTTGAAGCAGATGTTTGTTGTGCGAAAGTTTCAATTAGTCCTTCGGTTTGTCCATCGTACTTAATAACAGCGTCTAAAGTTGCAGTTACTTCTGGCAAAGCTCTTTGGATTATTTGATAATTTCCATCATCGTCAAATCCCATAAACTGAGCATCGTTTTCAATAGTAAAACTAAATGATTTCATAACTGGATCTGAAATACCAGCTACTTGAACAGTAGCACCAGATTCGCCTACTGCATATTCTGACATATAATAGTTATCGTTAAAATGTGCTGTAGTTCCAAATGTAGCAGCACTTCCTGGAGATAGGTCAGGTTTCATACCTGTCTTAAATGTTCCAGATACTTTTAATCTTCCAGATTCTTCTCCAATATCTCCACTTACTGTAAGAGATGTTAATACGCACCCTGCGAAAATCATTTGATACCCTGCTGAAGGGTTGTCTAAAATAACAGTAACGGTGTGAGCAGTATCAGAAATACTACCAGTTCCTACTTTCATACCAGCAGGTTCATAATTATTTAAAATAGCGTAAGAATCAGAAGAATCTCCTGTGATATTCTCAACTAATTCTGGCATAACTACATTATCTGCTACGCCTGAAAAACTAATTTCTCTTACGCTTAGACTATCAGTTACAAAAATATCTACAGCTTTTAGAGTTCTTCCTAGTCCGTGTCTAATATCTAATACTTGTTGTGGATTCAATGAAGGCATTTCAATCGAATCAATATTAATTAAAGTTGCACTCGATGTTATTGCTGTTCCGATAGTTGTTTCTGGAACAAACGCTAATTGAAAATCTTTTGGAGAATACGATGTTGCACTAATAGCCATTTTACTTTACCTCTTTTTTAACTTTTGGTTTTATTTCTTTTACTTCTTCTACATAATCTTTTACTAATTTTGGCAAAGATTTCAGCTCTACGTCCTCTCTAGCATTTAATTTATACCAGTCAGATGGATCTAGTCCCAAGAAGCTTGGTTGTCTTGGCATCATCTTTTCTTTTAATTTATATATTTTAGCCATAATTAATTCCTTACAATATAAAAAGAACCACCCGAAGTTACAAAGAATTTATCACTAGATGTAATAAATCTTACAAATTTCTCGTGAACCTCTTCATATAGAACAGGAACGGTTATTCTTGACACCATAGCATTAGGTAATCCTATGTCTATATTATGTTCAACGCTTGGCATTCCTGCATAAAAATAAGGTATATCTCCACCATTAGAATTGTTGAATAATACGGTTTCTATTCTACTGACATCTTTATACATTTCATCTAATGCTTTCTCATTGCTTCTTTCTGTGTTTATAATATAGTCCATTTCTATATCATATAAATTAATATAAGACCTAGTTCTCTTGTCTTGCAATGTTTGAGAAATAGGATATATTCTTAATGATTTATTTCCAATTTTTTTATTTACGCTATCAAAGTATATTGGCAATGCACCTTTAAACTCTGTACGAAGTTTATCCCTTAAAGGAATCATAATCTTGCTGTATGTTATGTTATTGTAGGAGATAGCCATTATCTTACATTCCCTACTGTTAAGTTAAACGTAGCTTTTCTGTATCCATTAAATTCGATGTCATCGTCATAATTTATACCATTTATAGTAACATTGAACAATGGATCTAATTCCAGTAAAGAATAAAAAGTTTCTTCTATTCTGGATACTTGGTTAAAAAACGCTTTTATTGTTGTATCGTTTCTTTTTAAGTCTGACATAAAAAACTCTAAAGTTAAATTGTATGAATTTCCTACAAGGGAATACATTGTATTGTGTGGCTCTGAATTATTACCCTTTAAAATAGCGAATTGATTTCCTCTGTATTGAAAATCCCTTGAACGAAAAATAGGCAAAGAACTGTAAAATTCGTTTTTAATTCCTGTCTGGATAGTTTCTTCTACTTTAACTTTCCAAGCATTGGTAGATGCAACAGACATTGTTATACCTTATAAAACTGTCTAAAGTCTTTTCTTGTCATTCGAACAGAACGCATAGAAGCATTGTCTGTTTCTTCGTATAGTCCCATTACTTCTACTTCCCACTCATCGTCAGCAGTAGCAGTTGAATTGTCGGCAGAACCTTGAAATCTTATTTGTAGTCCACCTGCTAATTCTTGATAATCTCCATTGATAACTTCTGTTTGAAGGACTAGATTATTTTTTAATCCGTCTGTATCTTTAGCATAGACTGAATATTTAGCAGTTCCTATTGCACCACCAGTTGTTACGATTACTTTTAATCTGTCGTAACTACCACGATAATTACCTCTAGTGTCAACAATATTAAGACTTCCAGCTACAGAGATTTTTCTTACGATACCTTTTGAAGCATCGCCTGTATTTTGAAATGATAGTTTAGCTCGTCCACTATTTAAATCTTCTATGTGCATTTGAGCTTCATCAAATAACGCTTCTGCTATTTCGCTTGTTGGATCTTTCCCTTTTACCAAGAAATAAGCAGCAACTAATCCAGTTAGTCGTCTAATAAGATAATCGTATGTTCCATCTTTTAGCAAGAATTGTTCTCTTGGTAATGTAGCGTCTAGCTTAGAATCAACATAATTACTAGCGTCTTTCATTACTCTAGTTTTTAATGTTGCAAAATCTTCTCCTGCTTCCATTAATAAATCGTCTGGAGAACTTGCGTCATTATAATAATATACTGCGTCAGCAGCACTATCATAGAACCATTCTCCATTTGCATCTACAGCTGATTTAGATGATTGAACAGATCCTAAATCTTTTCCATCAACAAATAGCTGTGTTACTAATCCAGAATCGTGTGCCACATACCTACTGCCAGAATCCACTACCCAACCATAAACAGGTTTCTTTGTATCAAATTCATCTAGGTTTGGAAATACGTCTTTTAAATCTCGTGATGATATGTATGTAGGCATCTATGCTCCTTTAGCTCTTTTGTACCACCCATACCAAAATTTTTCTTGGGTAGGGTTGTCTGAAATTAGCAAAGAATAGAATAAAATTCTATAAGAAATAAATCTATCTGCTTCCAATTTCTTCGCAGCAGAGATAGTAGCAGCACCAATAAGACCATCTTCCTTTATATCGAACGTATTTCTATTGTTACACGCCTTCTGTAGTATCTTAACGGCTCTTGATTGACCTGTGTTGACCACACAGTCGAAATAAGGGTATTGTAGCTCTAGTGGCAGTTTATTTGCCTTTGAGGGAATCCAATAATCCTTGTAGTATATTTCCCTTGCTTCTTCTTTGGTTAGGTTTTTGATGTCAAGGTGGGGATAAAATCTTTTGGTAATACCATATTTGGTTTCCCCACCCATATCATCTTTGTCATTGACATATCCTCCTTCGTGTTGGAGAACTATATCTATAATCTCATCAAATGACATTACGCCGACTTCTTGACCTTCTCTAGCGAACGCATTCCCCCCAAACCAAGCATACCTAGAAGTATTGTGGTTAAGGTTGTCATATCGAATACTGGTAAATCCACTTGATATCCAAATGAGTACAAGAGAAATACTAAAAAGGGTTGTAGAACGAAGTGGTAGCATAACGCTATTCCACAAGTCCAACCCACGAAAGGACGCCAACCACTTACAAACAGATTCGTAGAACCTGCTTCTACTTGTTGACTTCGATTTGTGCTTTGTTGATCTCTTGGATTAATTGTGCTTTTTCCTCTTTGTCTAGTGTGAATTTATCAACGTGTCCTGCGACTTTATCGATAATACCTGCAACTACATTCAGTTTAGGCATCTTCTTCTACTTCTTCAAAAGAATCATTCAATTCTTTAGAGAAGCTGTTTTTAGCAGCTTGAAGTTGTTGAGCTTCAAAATTCAAGCGTCCCATCTTCATATCTAAATCTCTTAAATGATTTACTAGCACTTTTTGTTCATCTGATAGATCTGAAAACGAAACTTCTTTTCCGTCCTCTAATACAATCTTCATTTCTTCTTGTTTCTTTTCTTCTGGCATTTTATCTCCTTAGTATATTAACCAATTAAATCCAGTCTTTGCTTCGTATGATTGAACGTCATACATATTCAAATATCTGGCTTCAAGGAATATACCGAACTTATTAGTTAATTTCCAACCATAAACTAATCCCAAGTCATAGTCCATTCCGTTATCTGCTACATCATAATTAAATGAATAATCGGACATACCCTTTGTTACTGGATATGTTGTTGCCCAAAAGTGAAACCAATTTTTAGGTGTGTATTTATAATAATCTGCACCCACAGATAAACTCAATTCGTTTTGATACCCTAAGTCTTTAGCGTAATCGTCATTATATTCTTTTACGATTTCTCCATAGACTTGTTTATAAAATTCTTCATCGGTAGTAGCAACTATATTTCCTTCTGCATCATACCATTTCCAATCATAATATTGGTAACCATATTGAGTGTATTGCTCTGACCATTCATCTGTAAATCCATATTCGTATGCAAATAGCCAGAAGGGGATAAATTCACTTGTATCTATATCTTGTTCGTCCCACCATAAATCAATAGGTAAGAAGTCAAGGTATGCAGGGTGTGAACGACCTGCTACACCCATAGATAATGCAAGATTACCAAAGTCTTTTTTTAATCTCATATCTATTGCTGCAAACTCAACATCTTCTAACCCACGATAATCGTAGTTTGCTTTTGCAATAAAATTATCGCCCATATATCTCAACATAAATTGTTGATTTATAAACTCTTCTTCAAACTCTCTATGGTCTGAATATTCAATCACATATTCCCAACCTGTAGGAACATTACCTATAGAAGCACTTTCATTTATTGGTGCTTCTTTACCTGTGTACCATACTTCAGGTTTATTCTCATATCCAAATCGTGCTAACTTTCTAATACCGAAAGTCATAATAGAGTGATCGTCTAGTTCTTGTTGCAATTCTTGTAATTGTCCACCTGTAACCTGGAATTGCTGTTCTTTGGTTACTGGACTTGTAATACTGTAAGCACCGTAAATAGTGCTAAATTTAAAAAAGTCTTGTGAATAAAGACTTCCTAGTAATAATAAGCTACATAATAAGTTTCTCATTGAAACCTCCTTAACATAATTTCATCTATCTCTTCGTTTATTTTTCTAATGATTTTTTCTTCATTCAGGTTAAACGATAGACCTGCTTCAAATCTTTTAATCTCTTTTCCATATTCAAACATAATAATTGTAGGAACTGATGCTATTTTCCACTCACTTGCTAATATAGCTCCATATTCTTTATTATCTATACTTGCATTAAACCATTTACAATTCTTCAATTTTCCCAAATCTAAAGATGCACTATAGTTCCAATCTGCATTTACTTGGACTACTATACATTCATCTTGACTTAATAATTGAACTTGTTGTAAATCTTTTAAACTACTTTGAGAATATAAGGGAGATAACGATAAACAGATACCAACCAAATATGCAATACCATATAAACATCTCATCTCTATACCTCACTTTTGCATCATCATACGTTCAATATTTTTAACATCTGTACGCATTTCTTTTTGTTCTTCTTTCATCTCGCCCACATCTTTCTGTGTTTCAATGATAGTGTTTCTAATCATTTGGTCTTTTAGATCATACTCCGTTCTGCCCACTTCGGGTTCAGGAAGCTCTTTTGCTTCCTGAATATCAGCTTGAAGAGTAAACCACATACCTATTACCATACCTACGGTAACTAGAATACTAACACCTGTTTCCAGACTTAATGTAAACTTGCTGTCTTTACTTACTTCCATCGTATTATCCCTTTATTTTTTTGTATTCAACAATATCTGCTTTAAGTTCAGTTACTCTTGCTTCTGCAACTGCTAAATCTGCTTCTGCTTGTGAAATTGCTTCATCAACATTTTTTGATTCAGTCCAATCTACTACTGAAACATCTTTACCTGCTTCATCTTTCATTGAACGAAGATGTTTGATTTCAACTTGCTTAACTGCACTTTCTGACTCTACTGCTTTTTCTGCTATTTTCTTAGCCATTGTGATCTCCTTTTTTACGTTTCTTCTGTATATACCAGCTTCTCGCCAGTAAGTTCTTCTACTAATCTTGCCAATCTCATCATATCGACATTGACTGTTTTATTTCCCTTTACAGAGTGATGACTCCAAGCCATATCTTCTGATGATCCTTCAGGGATTAATTCAAAATTGTGTGGGGAAATAGTTGTGGTATTTCCTAACTCATCTAATACTTTTAACTCTCCACCATCGTTAAACAAAAACGCTGTGTTTGAAGAAGCACTTGGGTTACTTCCGTTATCTGCGAATTGTAAATTTCCATCAGAATCTATTCTTAGTCTTTCTGCTGCAGCAGTATCAAATCTTAAATAATCTCCATTATGGTCATAAGCAACTCTACCTCTATATCCTGCTGTACCACCAGTTCCATCAGCAAACATTATAGAACTGTCTGATGAAGTTCCTGCTACAATAGATATTCCTGAATCTCCTGAATCAGCAACTACTAAATTTCTTCCTGCTGCATTATAAGAATCAGGTGTAGAAGTTCCAATTCCAACCTGACCTGATGAGTCTATTCTTGCCCTTTCTCCAAATGCACTTCCATTCCAAGTGCTAAAAATCATATCTGTTGCAGCATTACTTCCATTCATTACTCTTGCTTTTATTTGTGCATTACCATTGTCAGCATTATAAGTAGATGCTTCTAATCCGAAATTAAGTGCTGCCTCATTACCAACTGCATTTGCAGCATAGTTCACAATACTTATTTCTCCACCTCTACCACCTGAAGTATCTGTTCTTACTACTAAATCTGAAGCAGGTGAAGTTTCTCCTATACCAACATTACCTGAATTATCAATAGTCATATATGGTGTAATAGTAGAAGCATCTGTACCCATTTTTCCGAATTTTAAAACTCCATTATTATGGGCATACATTGAAAAGTCATTAGAAGCAGGTGAATCAATGCCAAAACCTGCATATAAATTGTTGCTTGAACCACCATCGTAAACTAAAAATCTTTTAGCCCCTGTAACAGCACCTAACGATAGGTTAGCATTTGGCGATGTAGTTCCTATACCGACTCGTGAAGAAGCAGCATTTAAAGTAAGTAAATTGACTGTGCTACCACCATCATTTACACTAAATCTTATATCTTGGTCTTGTGCAGTTTGTTGAAATGATAACATACCAGTAACATTTTTAACATAACTTGCACCTGAAGTATGATACATATATAAATCAGGGTCATCACCTACACCTAATCTTACATCATCAAATACATGGACATAATCAGTTACACCTTCATATAGTCGCAACATTGGATATGAGTCTGTTCCAACATGAATATCTAAAACATCATTAGCAGATTCGTGTATATAAGTATGAGTACCACCATCTAAGTAAAGTTTTCCTGTTGCTTTTAACTCAACATCTCCATCTGAATTAATTGTAAAAGCATTAGCACCTGCACCACTTTCAATTACAAAAGGGTCACCTGCACCAGTTTCAGTAATATGAAAATTATTTGTTACTGCTCTTGCTCTCCAAGTTGCACTTCCATCAGTATCTGTAA